AATATCAAGTCTGCAATTTAAAGTAACACCAAAGAGAGTTGTAGACCCTACCGAAGAGTAATAGTTCTGGTATAATAGCTTCAACTACAACAGGAGCTATTATGTCAACTTATTTAGAAAGATTAAGAGCTAGAGAGCTGGAAAACGTCAAATTGGCCTGTGAAACGGTCGATGATGACGAAAATATCAACGAGAATGACGCTGATAACGCGATATTCATAAAACAGGCCATTGGAGAGGGTGACGAGAAAAACAGCGTTAAATGCGAAAATTAGCAAATAACGCCATTCTCAGTACCTAATCTACTTTCTAACAGTACCCTGTGCCTTATCATAACTACGCATAGCTCCCAGACCTAGTATACCTAGTAGAACTTGCATAGTTATATCTGTATCTATAGTAGGAAAGGAGCCTGCATAGCCAAATAGTACATTAGCTATGAACCGAAGTAGTGGTTCTAGTATAGAGCAGTAAGCTAGTGCAAGTCCACAAATCCAACCGATAAATGGCCTCCAACCGGAGGTAAATAGACTAGAACTACCAGCTTCTACCTTATTTACCCCTATCTGAGCTAGTTGTAACTGGTAGTTGTTGTTAATTTCAGTAGCTGCGGCTTCTAGCTTACCTTTAAGTTCTGTATCGGCATCAGGGAAGAACTTGTCTAAGCCAGTTTTAACTAGGTCAAATCCTGCTGTTATAGGGTCAAGTGACATAATAGCTCCTATACTGGCTGAGTAGGCCAGATAACATTAAATGGATAACCTTCCTGTGTTGTTATATCACGAAGAGCTTGGCGATAGGACTGCCATTCGTTGTAGTTTTCTAATCTCGTGGATGCCGATACTGTATCTGTCCAGTCAGTTGTAGCTAGTAACCGTTGACGTTCTTGTTTTACTTTACTAGCTGCTTCATTGAACAGTAACTGTTGATAATTTTCAGGCTCTTGCCATTGTTCTGTTTCTAGGTTCCAGATGTGGTAGTTAGAAGGTTTTTCTGGGAGTTGTTTAAACTCATTGTTTTTGTAGTATGAGTTTTGCCAGTTAGTTGGTAAGGTAGTTACAGTCTTAACCCAAGAATCAGTACCATTCAAAGCCCCTTCTACAACACTATTATTATAGAACTCGCAGAAACCAGTCACTATATTACTATTATTTGTTAGATATAACGCAAACATATTTATCCTCAATAAAATTTATTAAAACAGCAATTTAAGGTTCTTCCTACGATAGTTGCAGGATTTTCAGAAGTAGTGCCGGTAAAACGCCTTCTAACACGCAATGTAGTTGGGTTTATATACCAGACAGCCAAAGCGTTAACAAAAATAGAGCTATCAAAAAATAACTTCTTGCCTATAGGAACTGTAAAAGCGAAAGTAGCTGTATAATAGCCCTGATAAGGACCTGTTCCAGATATAAAAGCACCTACTAAATTATTTACTACGTCATAATTACTATTAAATGCTGTAGAAGAATCTTGTTTCTTTATAATTAACCCATATCCTGTTGCAACAGGGGCTGTAAGTTCGTATGATTTTTTCACCAATAGATAGTTTAGTAAAAAAGAAGTATCTACCCCATCAAAAGTTAAATAAGTACCTTCATAACCTATAGTAGTGTCGTCATAGTAGATTGAAAAATCTACACCAGTTCCTAAATCATAATTTATATATAAATAAGAAGTTGTAAAATTAAAGATAGTCTTGGGTATAAATACTTCAGCCGTCCCATAGGTAGGATATAAAATATACTGTCCTTTAGATTCTACTTGTAATACACCAAGATTCTCATCTATTTGTATAGTCCCAAAATCATTTATAGCTTGAAATCCGTAACTCATTTTTTATACACCAAAAATGCAGCATTGACAGTTCTGCCAGTACTAAGACCGTAAGAATATATCTTTATTCTACCAGATTCTATAGTATACATATCAACTTGGTCTACCCAAGATAACCAAATATCTGTCGGATAGATAAACCAATTACCATCTGGTTCTAAACCAGTTATATAGATATACCAAATAGTGAATACATTAGCTGAACAGTATTGAGAACCAGTAACTTTTCCGTAAAAGCGCATTAATCTGTCATCAGTATCTAATGTTATACCACCACCACTATCAAAAATCTGTAATCCATATGCCATATTATTCTCCTATGCGCTTAAATTGCCAAGTTTTACACGTAGTACATTACTTGCATCATATACTTTAATAACCTGACTGTCCATTTCCATCCTAGCCCCAGCAGTCCCAGACTTAACACTAAAGTTACTTGTACCTACAAGAGCAATACTCCCTATCAAAGCAGCTGGAATAGCAGCATCATCAATAAATGTAGTTGCATTGCTGGCGGTTAGCTTACTAACAGTTGCAAAAGCGCCTTGGTTTCTAATACTAGCAGCATCAATCAATGCATCTGCATAATCCTGTGATACATTCTGAGGTGCAGAAGTAACAATATCAATCGCCCAACCTGTTTCCCACTGACTTCGTGCAAAGTTTGAATACCCAGCAATAAAATCTTTAACCATTACTTTAGGAATACTCCAAGAACTTGTGGGTTCGCCGATATAGATACAACATTTACCTAAAGTAGAATCGTAACCAAACCTAACTCTGTTGTCTGCAGCTGTTGAACCCAATAGATTGGCTTCTGTGCTGTACCAAGCTCCTGAGTTATAGTGGTTATAACCTGCCAAGTTCAGACTAAAAGATTTATCTTGGCTGTAGGTATAGACATTCACCGTGAATTTCATCATCGTATTAGTGAAACCTTGCGGTAATATAATCCTAATCATGCCTGTGACAGCGAGTTGATTATTGTTAAAACTGGCGCCTACAGGACGAGAAACTGATAAGGTGTTATTTTCTTCAATAACATTAGAAACTCTTGTGTCGTTGTAATTAGTTACATCGGCATTGTTTGCAGGCTTTGTTCCGGTAGGATCTTGAATATCCCCCCACGCAGACAAAGGAGTTACTTCCAAGGAAAACGAAAAGTAACCGGTATTAACTCTACCATAAATCCTAGTTTGAAGCCAATTAAGGTCTGCTTGTGCAGAAGTAGTCACAATAATTTCTCTTGTTTGCCAAGAACCAGAACTCCAAGAAGTTGCTGTATGTCCGTTAGGAAAAACTCCATTAGGGTCTGTAACAGTATTTCCCGGCAATGCCCATGCTACCCCAGGTACATGAACAACTGGTCCAACAAAGCCAACAAAATCAGAACTGATAAACATAGAAAGCTTTATACGATACTGGGAACTATTAGCTACAGAAAAACGAGTACTAGACCAATCAAATTGACCTATACCAGCAGTTATAGTGTAAAATCTGGTTGGTTGGTCAGCGCTAGTGGCACTAACAGCTGATACATAGGTTGGGAGAGTATTACTCCCAAACCCCCACCATATAGGACTAGATAGGGAATCATCAGTAATTAAATTAAAACCACTATTTGCCAAAAGTAAACTGTTTGCAACTCTGTTATCACTATAGTTAGTTACATCTGCATAATCAGCAGGTTTTCCTGTTCCTGTTACTTGAGCAGACCAATTTGCACTATTTGCTGTAGCTAATGCGCCTTGCCCAGCAATACCAGCCGCTGTGTTATTGGCAGTAATATCACCCGCAAGCATCCAACTAGCACCAGACCAGCGGTAAACAGCAGGATTAAGGGTGGTTGTATCCACCCAAAGGTCGTTCAAAGTCATGCCGCTGGTTGGTGCGGTCGCTTGTTGAAATACCCTGCTTTTAGTTGCGTTATCCTCTGGTTTTGTTGCCCCATTTACCTCTGCCCATTGCTGTAAGTTATTTAAAACTTTTCCATTGGCAGAGTCGATATAGGTTGTTGTGTTATTGCTGGTTATTAGGTTTAAGTTTGCAAAAGCACCTGCTGAACCTCCCGCTGACCAAACAGATGCTTCTGTTTGATTTGCTAAAGCAGTACCGAAATAGGCTTGTGTGAAAAATGCCCAACTATCGGCTTGACCAGTAAAAGTCCCATTTTTACGAATAACAAATCTTACATAAACTGCATTAGCTGGTGCAACTCCAAAACCATAATGGAATTTATAACCAGCAAGAGTTGTACCCCCAGATGCTTCGTCATTATTACTTAATAATGTTGTATTACCTACTACAGAACCAGCACTATTAAACCAATAAACAAAGACATCTACTTTACAACGGTGTGCGCCTGTCTTACATTGATATTCATAGCTATTACCAGCTATTACAGATATATTCTCTGTACCAAAGTCAACATATCCAGTTGGATTGTTTGCATTATCTTCGTGAATCCAGCCAGCATGACCGCCTACTGGATACCATCCACCCAAATCTACTCCAGTAGTAATACCGGTTAATAAATAACCAGAAATAACACTCCATCCTGACAAGGAAGCATTATAAAAATCAGAATTTTTAATTACATTTGTACTAGTACCTATAGCTAAATTAGAGCTGTTTGCACCTACTGTTGCATTATCAGCGGGTTTTCCAATTCCACCTACATCAGACCACTTTTGTTGTGCATTTAATAATGCAGCATAGCCTAGGTTGTTAAACAATTTACTTTCTGTACCATCTACTATTTCAACTGTTGGATAACCAAATACTTGTGTCTCTCCTGCATTAGCACAGTAGAACTGGTAAGCACGGGTGCCTGTATATTCAACATCACTTGCCCAACAATAATTCCATCTTTCAGCAACTAATTCACCAGTGGTCAAATCAAATATACCTGAACCGGCATTGGTATTTCCTGTACTGCCAGCCGGAAATACATAACCAACCAATAAATACCAACGGTTTGCCACAAGACCGCTTCTTCCCCCATACACAAAATAAGGATTATTATTTTTATTACTTGTGTTTAAATCACAAACTGTATTTTCACCAATACCCCAGAAGTAACTACCGGTATTTCCTCCGGTTATTTTGACCGGAACTGCAAATCTATATGGTTTATTTTTATCAACCTTGAACCAATTTTTACCAAAAGAAGGGTCTCCTTCATTTTTATACCAACCACCTGATTCATTACCGTCAGCATTGGCTATGCATTTCCATACAGGAACTTTTACACCATTGACATCGGTATCATAATCAATTGCATTTTCTGCGCTAGTCCCGTTAAGAACCCAAGGTGGTGTTTGGCCAACAACCCAAGCGCCAGTTTGTAGATTATTAAGAATTAAATCATTACTAGGTTGTCCTGAGATATTAGTGCCCCAAGTGGCACCTACAGTTGCATTATTAGCTGGTTTAGTTCCACTTGGATTAGAAATATAATCCCATACTGCACCACCACTTGCCATAGTAACATTACCAGCACTATCTTTGATAGTAATACTATTAAAGTTAGCTGCTCCATCTTTGTCTATTCTCCAACCAGTATAACTTCCACCACTATTACTATAATTATCTGACTCAATAATATTTCCAATCTGTGCCATGTTTGTAATATAGGCAGTGTTAGTAGCAAGAGCATTAGTTAAAAGAGAACCAGCAATTATTTGATCTCCATCTATAAATGCTTTACCAGCATCTGCTGTGATATTATTTGCACCTTTATATGTTGCAAGTATTCTACCACCTGCAGCAACCGCAGTACTTGAACTAGTTGTTTGTTGTAATGTAGTATTTCCAGGAATATAATACAAGTACATTGTGTTAGTTGACCAAACATAACTACCTGCATTTACAGTCACTGGTGTAGTTTCACTATTTTTATAAACTGTAAATGAACCCCAAGATACAGTGTTAGTAGATTCATTGGTACTAAATTGTAAACCATTATAGGTATAAGTATCCGCGTTTAAACTAATACCAGTACCAGCACTACGTGATGTTTCTGTACCAGAACCAAAAGTATCATTAGGTGTTACAGTATAATAATAAGTTGTGCCAGCAGTACTAACAAAATCAAGATAATTATTAACTGTTGTTATAGTTTCTAATAATGTACCACCAGATGCAGCACTATATTTTTTAAATGTATAACTTACTAAATCAGTTGCACTTGGAATAGCAGCTTTTAAATAAGCACCATTGATGGTATTACTAATAGTCATAGTAGTACTAGGTGCTGGATTATTGAATGTTTTACTACTTGATACACTTAATCTACCCATTGCATCACGGCTAAACAATTTCAATAAAACACTTCTACTTGGAGAACCATAATCTGCTTTATTCTGTGCAAATGAATAATCATATTGACCACCTTTTGCAACATTTGGTTGAACTATAATAGTATTAAGTTTAGTTAATCCATTAGTTGTCCATACTTCTATAACATAATCTAATAATCTATCTGTTTTATTATCATTATTTGTATTATAATCCCAAGATAATGGTAAGAATGGATCAGTAAAAGTAACACCAGTAGTATTTCTTACATAAAAATTACTTGGTGCTTCTAAAGTGCTACTTCTAGCACTTACTTTATAATCAAATGTACCATAAGCTTGTAATGATCTTTTACCCATTGAATTACTAACATCAATTAATACTTCATATTGACCAGGTGTTGTATCAGGTATAATGAATTCTTTTAATGATGTAGTAGGTAATGCTTCATATTCAAGTCCATCACGTCTCCATAGACAACTAAATGTAACTGCTTCTTCAATCGCAGCACTCCAATCAAATGTAACACGAATATAATTATTTGTATTAATACCATTATTACTAAAATGCTCGAAGAATTGAATATTAGTTGGTTTGGCTAATATATCATTAGTTAAATTACTATAAACAGGTGTTTCAACTACCAATCCTTGTTCAATAACACTAAATTTATTTGCATCATAGAAATTAGCAGTGAAATTATATTTTCCTTTTTCTAATTCAGATATATTAATAATTTTAAAACTACGTGCTTCTACTAATCCATTAGAATAAACATAAAATTCTTTACTAGAATAATCACCAACTGGAATAATTGAATCAACTGTTAATGTGGTATAAGTGCCTGGTGTATTAGTAATGGTTCTTTCAATAATATCATCATTTGCTAAATTAGTCAATGCTACTTTATAAGTATATCCTGCTTGAATAACAATTGGACTATCAACATTAACAACACTTGATGTTGTATAAGAACTTGCCATTTGTCCAGCTTCTAATTGGATATTAGCAACAAATACTTCTTGGCCAGCAACATCAGAATCAAAGAATAATTGGTTTATTGTTGTTGTAGTAGGTAATGTTTTAAAATAAGCCGTTAATTTCTTCCAATTACTACCCAAATCAGTTATAGTATAGTTACCACCTCTAGTTATTGAATGACTAGTAAATGGTTGACAATAAACATTACCTTCTGGCCATCCTGTATCTGAGAATTTTAAAAAAAAATCATCTACTGCGCCATTGCTACTATAATAAACACATGAAATTGAATAATAAGTATTTGGTAAAACACTTAATGATGAATTAAATAAATATTTTCTTGGATTATCTTGACTAACACCAATTATTTTCCATCCAGTATAACCACCCATTGTGGTATCTGTAGAGACTAAATTACTACCAAATAAATTAGTAGGTGCAGTGATAACTCTACCAGCTAGATAAGTACCAGTATTAGTAACATAATCATTATCCATGATTTTAACAACATCACCAATACCAACATCAATTGAGTTTAATGCTAGTCCAAATGAAACAATGTCTTCTTGTTTGGCTTCTGTATATAATACCCATTTAGCTAATCGTTTAGCAAATGATTCTGTTACTGACCCATAAGCAGTGAAATCTTGGACATTATAACCCCATTTTTCAATACCATTATTATAATCAACTGTATTACTTGCTCCACTAGTTGTATTAACTAAACTAATAGTACGTGGTAGATAATGGTCATCTTTATCATTAAAAGTAATATTAACTGCTGTTATGCGTTGGCTGCTATCAGTAGTACTATAATTAAAAATACCATCAAGTACATTTGAATTATTTAATATTTTAGTAGCAGCAGTTGGTCTATCTTGAACAATACTAATTAAATTACTATTCATACTAATATTAGCTCTCATATTACTAGCTACTGCATGTAATAATTGCCAAGCATCTTCTTGTGTTTGAATCACATTATTAAAGCAATAACGGACTTCATATCCACCCATGCCATTTGGAACTAATCCATCATTGTAAACAGCAGCATCATAAAATGCCCATTTATCAACTGCTACTGGTGTATTCATATAATTAGCAATACCATAACGTGTATTAGTAATTAAATCATATAATATCCAAGCAGTGTTATCTGTCCATGCTGTTTTAAATAATCCATTCCAAGAACCACTATAAACTCGTGTAATTGGGTCATAGTTAACTGGTACTTGAACTTTAATACCCATTACATCATATGCACGATTTGGGATTTGATTACCAACGGATTCACTTGGGATACTAATTGCTGCTACTGCGCTATTATTATAAGTTTCTGTAGTAGATTGTATTTCTGTCCATCTAGCAAATTTTAAATCACTTTGGCTTGCTGTATCTGGGTCATCTGCACTTATTCTTGATACTCTAACATCCCAAGTAGCTGCTGGTGCTGTTATTCTATGAGTGAATTCATAATTACTCATGGTTTTACCAGTCAATGATTTATCAATAACAGATTGCCAAGAACCAGTTCCACCTACTGTTGAACGCACATCAATTTTATAAGCAATTGTGTTACCATTAACATCACCGTTGGTTTTATTTTGAACATATAATCCATTTGGCAATGATAAAGTAATTTTAGCAAAGTCAACGCCACTGGTGGTGATTGATTGAATAACAGGAGTTGATGCAGTTACAGTAACATCTTTTTGAAATTCTGATTCTGCATCTGGGAACCAGTTGATTTTTTCTTGACTAGGTAATCCATTACGTGAATCAAACACAACATTAGTGAAATTATAGGTATTATCAGTATTTTGTAATGGTGTATTATTAATATAAACACCTTTTGCTCCACCTACTATACCTTCAATTTCACCTTCTGAAATTACTTCAAGAACACGTGCAATCGCTGCACTACGAAGAGTGTCAGCTGCTTCTGTTGCAACATGTGGTGTGCCACCTTTACCACCACCACCATTATGGACTTTAAACCAATCAATACCATCACTTGATACCAAATAAGTATGCATTGGTAATACTTCAAGATTATATACAGTGAAATCAGCACTATATTCTTCTTTTGGTTGAATACTAATTTCATCAATAATAACTTGACTACCATCCATTAATGTGAATGATTCATTAATATTAAAATCTTGTGCTTCTTTATGTTCATTAGTGATATTATCATAGATAGCATGATTACCTGTAACTAATGGCATCCCATTATGGAAATCATATAAATCATGAGAAATATCACTACCAATATGTTTAAAAACTTGTTTAATAATACCAAACTCTAATTCACCAAATCTATCATAACCAATAATAATATCATTGGGTTTTAATGTTTCAATTGGTGTATAACCATGCTGAGTTCTAACAAAGGTTCCAGCTGGGAAACAACTACCACTACCACTGATTCCATCATTAATAACTTCTTCAATTGGTTCTAAATGATTTGCTGAATAATATTTCATTAATTAAACTTCCTTATAATCTTTGTTCTACATCAATTGATGAACTAATAACAGTACTACCACATAAATGTCTACCATATACTAATGGTACTGCTCCACCTTGTTCCATAACATTCACTGGACCATTATAGATAAATGACTTTTTCTTATCAACTGACTGATTATCGTAGTTACCAACTTTTGGCGTATTTGTTGTAGCCATTGTAATAATACCACCAATAATTGCAAATGCGCCACCAATAGCTAACATCTGTGCTGTACCTGCTGCTAATGCAACACCAGCTGCTGGTAATAAGAATATAGCAGCTATCATTAAAACTCCCATGATAATACCCATTAGACCTGGTTTACCGCCTGAACCACGTATTTCCGGATAGATATTAATAACATCATGTGATAATGGCATCTGTAAATCAGTTTGTGATAAGAATTTATCATTTTTACTAACACGAGCACGTGCATCATTATTGGTTATGTGCCAATTACCTACACGCAATGTTTCTTTTAATTCATTACCACATGCACATACTAATCCACGAATAGCTTCACCAAAACTAGATGCATATATTTCATGGGTTGCTCCATATTCTTTTTTTAATTTACCATATAGATTTATGATATATCGTTGATCCATTATTTAATCCTTAAATATTTGACTATTTGTCTATGCCATTTAGAAAGAGTATCACTAGAAGATAATCTATTATATAAATGATGAATAAATCGATTATCACCTATATAAACACCGATGTGGTTGATATGTCTTGAGCCAATTGAAAAAAGAATTATATCGCCTTCTTGTAATTCACTACCATCGATTTCACTAAATCCTAAATCATGATAATGTTGTTCGATATAATGTGGGTTCCATTCTTCCCAATTAGCTGGTCTTGGATGAATACCAAAATTGATATTATAGTTATTTATATAATAATCACGTGCTAATGTAAAACAATCTGTTAATCCACTAACATAATGTCTACCTAATAATTCAGGTATATCTCGATTAATCCATAATATATCAGTAACTGATTCACCATCGCAATGAACAATACCAAATGGAACATCATATGATTCAACAGTAATTAAGTCATTGTGACTTGGTGTACGTGGGTCATATCCAATAGCCCATTGAGTCATTGTGTGGCTATGGATAATACTAAAATCTTTATCTAATAATTGTTCAGTATCTTCTTTTGATATTCTGAAATTATTGATTGGGTCATCTGCAATATTATCTAATGGATAGAAGATATCATCGATAATAACACCCACTGCTTCTTGTGGATAACACTTAATTATGTGTTCATGCATTTCTTTTATATTTGTTGCCATCTAGCACTCCTATTTTATTTATCTATTTTCAATAAAAAGAACATATCATATCACCATTAAACCCCTTGTATATAACAAGTATAGAAATATCTATAACGCATTAACGCATACGTGTACGTGCAGCAGCAGGGAATCCGAGATCACGCAATATTTGTCTACGTGGTAATTTCAATCCTTGTCTATCAAGTACATTTGACATTTCAAATTGAATAATAGTTTTAGGAGAACTGGGCAATTTTTTAGTAATGATATATTCTTCAACTGGATAATGAGCATTGATGTTAGGTTCAGTGCCAGCATCTGTGAATTTATAAAAAGTTCTATACCTTGTCACTTTCATACCAGTTAAATTACCAAGTGTTAATATTGATTGCATAAAAAATTGATTAACATTTGAAATAGACAATGTTGGTTTATTTGGCGCAGTACCATCACTTTTAGTTTCGTAACCAGTGACTTCGAATGGAAACGGATAATAACTATTACCACGCCATATGACTGGTGCATTTAATCCTGGAGTATTGCTGAAATAATAAGTTGCACCACCAATTAATGATGCATCAAATGTATATAATTCAATATACGCATCTGGATTAAGTTTATTCCCTTCTTGATTAATAGTAGCCATAATTTATCCTATATCAAATTGTTGTACTAAAGTCATTGAAATAGTATAGATTTGACCACCTTGTGTTGATTCCATAAAAGTATCTTTACTTATTCTCCATTTCTTTACTACTGAATCACCTGGGGCTGTCCAATTAAACCATTGGTCACTGCCTACTGTTTCATAAAAAGTATTTACAGTAGTGCGTTGTGTTGATGTTAAATTACTTAAAACTATATTCCATTCGTCATAGAATGAATTTAATCCATCACGTGCATATTGTCCATATCCACCACCAAATTGAGCAACAAGTACTCTATTTTTACGTGTTTTCTTGGAATTTTGTGCGATTGCTATACTTGGAAAATCAGTCATATATTATCCTTAAAATGCTTGAATAGCTGTTCTATTAAGTGCATTACCACTTCTTGTGGCATTAACTATTTTATTATCAATTAATGATTCTAATTGTGCTCTAATTGCTGCACCAATTTTAGTGCCTTGTTCATCACTGCTTTCATCTTTAGAACCACTAACAGTTACATTGATTGCACCGATTTGGATACCACTAGTGCCACTTAATTGTACAGGAATTGATCTGCCACCTGATAATGGAACTACGGCTTCTGGACCAGCTTCACCCGCTAATGAAAGACCACTAGTGATACCACCTTCTGCAAATTTAGGTAAACTACTAAATGATGGTGAAATACTACCGCCCATATTCATAATACTACCGCCGAAATTACTAGCACCCATTGTTGCACTACCAACAGAACCAAATCCCATTGAATCAATTGTGGCAAATCCACTACCCACTGTACCACTACCAGCAGCAGCTCCAGCACCAGCAGAAAACAATCCAATACCTGCTTCAATTGCTTTTAATATTAATATTTTAGCAATCATTAATTCAACTGATTTAATAACTGATAATGCTAAATCACTCCAACTAGCTTTACCACTAATTGCCATTTCAGCAAATGAACTAGCTACAGTATCAGCACTGCTCATTGTTACATCAGCTAATTGCTCATTAAAATTAACTTGATCATTCATTCTATCACGCATCTTTAGGGTTAAGTTATCAAGATAACCACCAGAAATACGTGTTCTTTGTTCAGTGAATTGGCGTTCTTTAGCAGTTACCAATGAACGATGTGCTGATTCAATAGCATCAGTAGCCATACCAGCTCGTCTTGCTGCTTCAATTTCTTTCTGATATCTTTCTTCAATAATATCCATTTCAGCTTGCTGGGTTAATTCTAATTGTTTTAATTTATCAGAATTAATTTTAGCAATATCCATAGCAGTCATATTTTGATATTGAACAATTTTATGGCGTTCTTCTAATTGTAATTTCTCAATATCAGCAGCAGCTTTTTCATTAATAGCAATTTTTACTTTAGCTAATTCTTCTTCTGCTTTAGCTAATTCAGCACCAGTTATATGTGCATTTCTAACCTTTTCTTCTTCAGCCTTGCTCTGTGCTTCTGCTAAACCATTGATCTTTTCAACACCATCAGTATATGTTTTACTGGTAATGGTCATATAATCATTTTGAAGATTAGACATTAAATCACGTGATCTTTCCATCATGGCTTCATGTTCACGTGCAGCTTTATCATTAGCTGTAGTTGTTTTCTTATTTTGTGATTCTATTAAAACATTCTGTTGGTCATTATATTTTTCATTAATTGCATTAAGACGTTCTTTATGTGCTCGTTCAATATTCTCTTTCATCATGGCATTATCACCTGCCATTCTGATTGATAATTCATATGCTTGTTTTTCTGAATCTAATGCTTTCTGACGTTTATTTTCAACAATTTTTAATTTATCTTCTTCTTGATCACGAACAAATTGTGCAGTATCAGCAACATAGGCTGGAATTGTAATTTTATCAGATGGTTGGCCTACTTGTGATATACTTTTATTATATTCATCGCGTTGTTTAATTAATGCATCTAATTTTGCTTGTTCTACATCTACATTATATCCACCTATTTCAACAATAGACGCAACTGGACTAGATACTCCTTCAGGATACAATCGTTTAGCATTAGCTACTAATGATTTATAAGTTTTGATTCTTCTTTCAGTTTTAGATATTTCATCATCTAATTTATCTGACATTGAATCAATTACATTTGTTACTGATTTAATACTTGCATTTACAAAATCACTATTAATTATTGACTCTTTAAATTTAACCCAAGCATTTCCTAAACGATTAAGATTAGAAGCAGCGGTATCGAATTTACCATCATTGTAAGTATCATTAATTGCCTTTGCTAAACGTGGTAATAAATCATTTGCTGCAACATCACCTTGACTAATCATTTTAATCAGTTCTTCAGTTGATAATCCCATTGAATCTGCAGCTAATTTCATAGCACCTGGTAATCTTTCACCTAACTGACCACGTAATTCTTCCATTGATACAGTATTTTTACTAATCATTTGTGTGAAAGAATTTAACATGCCCATTAAATCACTTGTACTACCACCTAATTTAGTATTAGCAGCACTTAATGATTCAAACATCTCACGGGTTGCTTTCCCTTCAAGTGCAGTATCTTTAGTAGCAGCCGTTAATTTAGCGAATGAATCACTGGCTGCATAGATACTTAATCCCATTTCATCAGCAACAGTAGCAACATATTTTAGATTTACAGCACCTACTTCAGCAGCTTTTAATCCAGCCATAGAACCACTAGCTGCTTCCATCATTGAAGTCATGCGGTCTGCTTTAACAGCAGTATCCACCATTGCATTACCAAGGTCTGATATTATTGATAATGCTTGTTGACCGCCTGTTAAACTAACCGCTATATTTAATAAACTCATGTTGTTGTTTCCTTTAATATTTTATTGATTTGAATCACATATGCTCTATCCATTCGGCATAATAATGAAATATAAGTTGGATGGATTTTAACTTCAAATAAATTCTGATAACTTTCAATCATTGATAATGCAATATATGAATTATATTCTGTTTTATAATGAGTTATATCCCAGAACAATAATACCAATTGTTCAAAGTAAGTAGAATATGTTGGTGGATTATCAAGCGGTGTAGGCATACCCTGTTTTTGTGCTTCTTCATACATCTTGCGTGGTGTTGAATCACCAACAGGGGTATTCAATCTAGCAGTAAATTCAATATATTCTATTAATTCTTGAAACTCATTAAAAAAAAATTGTTTTCATCTAAAATTGCAGCTTGCAATTGCTCCAATATCCAGGTATTATTTGCATCCATTAATAATTTAAGTGCTGCTTCTTCTGAATAACTTTCATTTATTGCACCATTTTCATCCCAACCAACGATTAATTTAGCTACAAATTCTCTTGATTTTTCTGAAATACGAGAAAACAATTCATTTCGGTCATCTGACCCAGATACTTTTAATTCACGCATAAAATCTAACCACTGATTACTATTTCTACCAACAACATGAATAATCAATTGAACTTCACTTCCATCGAGTGATTGAAAAGTTGTTTCACCTGTTACTGGGTGTTTAATAATGACTTTGTGGACTTGTGGTATTAATGCGGGTATTAAGATTTTAGCCATACTAGCTTCTCCTTTGTTATTTTTATTTATCTTTTTATATCATAAAAAAGGGGTCATTGCGACCCCTTTTATTAGTGTGGGTTATGAACGTGTAATTTGGATACTAGTACCAGTGGTGCTATCATATACAGCAGTGAATGGCATAGTAACAATTACTACATTGTCATTATTAATAACCTGTGTAGCAGCACTATAAACTACTGCTGGTAACAAGATATCATATGCACGTGTACCATCACTTAATTTTACTTGTAAAGAACTTTGTGTTTCATTAACAAATTTATTATATAATGTTGCATCACTAAAATAAAATGTTGCACTACCAGTGATAGTGGCTTTAGATTTAGTAATACTACTAGCAACAGCTGAACCTAATATATGGTTAGCATCGCTGCCATCAGCAATATTAAGACTAAATGCAGTCATCAAAGTAGTAGCAGTACCACCTTCTTTGAATAAGTTATTAGCATTAATATGAACCATTGGTTGTGGAGCACTTGGTTGAGCAACATAAGTAGCACCTGTGATAATACTAGTTGCAATTGCATCTGCATCCATACCTATGAAACCAAATTTAGCTTTAACAGGAGCATTTAGTGCCACGTCAAGTGCTAAAGTAGTAGCTTGAATACCTTTAAATCTAAAATAATTATTAGTACCAGCAGTATCAGTAATTGTTTTTTCAAATGTAAATGATTTAGGTGTATTACCAATCTTTAATACATTAGATGTCCAAGCAGCGCCAAACAATGACTCAAACCATGGATCGAATAATGTATTACCAGTAGGTGCAGCACCTACACCCAATAATGTAACAGTTACATCACCACCAATTTTTTTATTGCCATGCTTAAAGAAATGATTTTGTCTATCTGCATAAATTGATGCATCAGTAAATGTATCTTTAGTTAATTGTAATGAGAAGTCATTAATTGGAAATACATTGAAAGCAGGAGTTGCTGGAGTTGTACCAGCTGTAACTTCTGTAATATATCCAATACGACTATTTGAACCAGTTGCTATTGCCATTTTATTTTCCTTAAATTAATATATTATTATTTATCTTAATAACTAGATAAAACTTGTCCAGCTGCTAAATCTAATATTCGTTGTGATTCAGCAACAGTTGTTTTAATCATCCCTACTGGACGATTATATAATGTACCATTTTCAATGTATTTAATATATGGCACTGGGTTGATAATATTATCATTAATACGTGTCCATCCATTACGAGCACGACCTGTTTCACCAACTGGTGTTTTTTCACGAATAGCCATTAATAATTCATCAATATATCTATCTTTTACTGCAATTAATTCATCTGCTAATTCTTTAGCCATATTTTGAGTATCAATTGATAATTGAACACTACTTGTATTAGTAAAACCATTAATAGTTGGTATATTGAAACTTAATTTTTCACCAACTGCAGTAGATGAAATATCATCTGGTTGTAATTGAGCACGTGATGTTATTAATGATGTTTTATCCTTAAATATAGGTTTGAATTCACCACCAACTTTTTTCCATTGTATTGATTTAATAAATTCTTTTCTTTTATCTGCTGGTTGAGCTGCTATGTGTTCTCTTAACTGCTTGGTTATCTTATCTTCAAGATCAGATAAAGGTTTTCTTCCTTGTACCATTAAACTTCCTCAGATAATTGTTTATCAGCAACTAATACTGCTAATATGCGCTTAATAGTTTCATATGGACAAAACCAATCTTGTGATGGTTCTAATCCATTAATAGTAAAAGATCTAGTAACTTCATCAATTGTTTCACTAACAATCCAGATACCTTTTTCTTGTTTAATTTCTAATCCGTCTATATTATACATAATTATTCCTATAATTGTGGTCTATTAATATATTGTTCCCATTCAATAATAACAGGTACAACATAATAATTTGCTTCACTAGTATAACCTGGTTGAATATATGAATTAGTTATTCTAGTATTATCAAGTATTAACCCTGGTATAAAAGTGGCTATAATAGTATCTGCCATATCAAAACAGTCAACATAAGTGGCATTATTTGGATAAAATAAATCAATTTGATATAATCCATTATATTGGTTAAATCCCTGTTGTCCAACTGTTGCTATAACAGTTTTAGCTGGTAATAATGTAGCTCTACACCAAGCACTAGTACCACTGCCTAATTTAATACGAACATTTTCTTCCTGTAATCTAGGTAAACCAGTGATTGTTTTAAGTTTAGTATCTAAACTGGCATGTATAGTTTTAAATGACATTAATCTAGCACTCCAATTTTCCACGCAAGATTGACATTATTTTGATTATAATCTTCTACTACATCAACATAATATGTTATGCGATTAATCAATAATTGATCACCTGGTTGTATCTGATATTTGGTAGTTGAGAGATAAATTATTTTGCTTTGAATACTAACTAAATTTTTATTGTCAGCAGTAGCATCTGTTCCAAATACACTATTGGCATAACTTACAGATCCCGATTGATGCAATACTTTACATGATTGCCCATATGATTTAAATACACCAGTGATTTTTTTCTGCATATTCAGATAATTCATTTATTCTCCTTATCTTTTCAAGGTAATACTAGTTTTATTTTTCTTAACCAAAATAGCTGATAATAATAAATCTATTTTTCTAAACCCTGTAAATGTTTCTGAAACTTTTTTCTCATTAGCATATTGAGTTTCTATTTCGATAACATCAATCTGAATTCTACTTAATTTAACACCATTTTCATCATTTTCTAATGGAATAATATCTTCACCCATTAATGACATAAGTGCTAATTCACTAACAGCACGTTTCAATGTTACTGGAATAGTTGAATCAGTTATTAATTGTTGATTATTATCATAGCACCATTGTCTAGGCCATAATAATGCACCTGGTGCTTCAATTGCTTTATATGAAATATATTTCTCACCATATAATAAATCAATTGCTTGAGTTGCTTGAATAAGTGCCAGTTCTTTATCTGCAGTAACTGCATCCCAATTGGTATTACCATAAGTGGTAAAATAATCATCTGCTTCTTGTACAGTTAAATATGAATTGGCAGTTGAAATACCTGTGCCATCTTCTACTATCATAATTTAATTACCTTTTGTTTTAATACATTATATTCTGTTTTATTTAATACAATAGTATCACCAATATTACCAGAAAATGCACGATTATTAATATTGGCATTAAATGCTTCTAATACTTTTACAGTATATTTTTCTTCAACTATTTCAACAAATTCTTCTTCGATTGATTCGATTTTTTTCCGTGCCATACTAGCTCCTTATTATCCTTTATTTATATATTATTTATCATTTTTACTAGACATAAAAAAAGGGGACCGAAGCCCCCTTTTCTATTTGGTTGCTGATTAAGCTGCGTTCAAGCCAACAGAACTAGCACATTTACCAACCCATACAGCATCAGTATCAACGATTTTGTATTGGAAAGCACCATACCAGCCCACGTTAACAAAACGACCCAATTTATCGAATGGACCTGTGAATGTCATACCAACTTGACGTGATTCAGCTAAACCTAGAGCATTTTGGCCCATGAAATAGCAGTTATACAAGTCAATCAAGCCAGCACCAGTTTGGTCAGCGAAAGTAGCTTGGTTGTTACGAACGATTCTGAAACCTGCATACATACCAACTTCACCAGAAACGATTTCTGTCACGTTAGAATATTTGTTAACATCAATCCAAGAACCATTAGTTGTATCAGCACGTAAATCAGCGATGATGTCATCATGCAATACAGCAACATAATCACCATTGAATTTAGGTACACCAGCACGTGCTAATTTGTTATAGAAATAACCCAAGAAAGTACGTGAAGCAACATCAGTTGCCAATACTGAACCTTCTGCTTTACCACCAACAACATAAACATTGCTAGATGCATCTAGTGCTAATACTGCTAATTTATCTTTAGTAGTTGCGGCATTGATACCAACCAATTGTGGAATTGCCATATCGATTTTACCACCACTTTGCAATGATGCTAATGAAGTTTTAGTAACAACATTACCATATTCTGCTGGGGTTAAAATCACGCTAGAATCAGTAACTGCTTCAGAAACTAAATCATCAGTTTCAGTCAATGGAGTAGTAGCTAATGCTAAACGATTGTATTTTGTGAAGTTAATAGATTTAGCTCCGACTTCAACTTTACGTGAAACCAAAGAATCCATAACATTTTCTTGACCAACTGCAACCAAGAAAGATTGGTCATATGCCAAAACAATAGAATCATCTAATGTGGCGGTTGTACTCATAGTAGTTGTAAATGCTGGCATTTTATTTCCTTATTAAATTTTATTATATTTTTTAAGAACTGCGGTAATGTCTTTTTGACTTTTTGCATTTCTTAATTCTGTTTCAAAAGAAACAACCGATGTTTCTTCTGATGCTCTTTTAATTACTGGAGTATTTATTACTGGACTGTCAAATAATACAGCATCAGTTTCCTGTAATTGTGATATAATTGCTTTAATTGATTCTGAACTAACAACACCATCTTCTGATACGTCTATTGTACTTCTATCAATTAGTTTTTTAACAGTTTCAATTGATCTTGCATTGCTATTTTTTAATTCAGTATCTAATGCTGCATCAATTTTACTATTAATTAATTCCTTTTCGAATGCTGTAAGTTTTTCATTAGCAGCTTCATATAACTCACGATATTTACCCTGTTCTTCTAGTGCTTTCTGAGCTTGCTCCTTTTGAGATTTCTCGTACTTGCGTAGTTGACGAATCAAATCTTGTTTTTTATTTAATTCTTCGGTAACACGTTTTAGTTCTTCTTCTGCTGATAATGCAGTAATTTCTACTTCGGTAATTTCTTCATTTGTTTCTTCATTAATAACGTCTTCTGACATATTAGTATTTCCTTGGCCGTCTAGCCTTTAATATTATTTATATATTTATCATTGTTGATTAAAAAGTTTAATCTCATTATATTTATTAATAGCTTCATCACGAGTATATCCCTCTTCTTCCACTAAATAATCAATCACACTTGCACGATTACCTGCAATTTTTAAATCCCAGGCTTCCTGGTTCTGCTTAATATCAACTGGTAATTTAGGTTGTGTAAATTCAACTGTTATACTTCCTGTAAATATATTATTGCCACGTGCAGTATTTAATACTGTTGATATAATAGAATATAATCTTTTAATACCAGCAGCCATTTGTTTACTGCGTTGTTGGCGTAATTCAAGATTTGGTATTTCTTCGACAACTAATTGAAATCCACTATTAGCAGTGCCATTTCCAGTTACTAAATTAACACTCCAATCATATGCATATTGTTGTATCCAACCACCAATGGTTTCATCCAATGGTTTAATATCAATTTTAGGACTCTTGTATTCGATAAATGGACTATCTACCCCTTGGCTATTTAATTGAATAGCACGAGATGGACCACCAATAATTTCAGGAGCAGCTTGGGTTAAATGCGGATACTTACTACCATATGGAACTGATTCTTCTAATGAATCTTCTGTTTCAGCGAATTCACAATTAGTGAATAATGTTGGCAATTTAGCCCAACTAATTGCATATTCACTATCAGTTAAATGAAGATTATATAATTCATTAATACTAATTAAATCCATTCCTGGTTTATTCCAAAATCCATTACGTGGTATCTTGGTATCATGAAAAAAGGTAACTGGGATAATACCATATGGATTAGGTTCTCTATTAGTAATTGCTACACGTTTTACATTTGTATATTCATCTTCTGTTTCAATTAAATCAATATATTCATCTATAGTAATAATTCGATATGTTTCGATATTATCCATTTCACTCGTTTTATAGACTAATGCTTGAATATGTTTCATTGATTGATCAAGCATAATTGAAGAATTAGCTCTATGTAATAATTCAAATGCCAGTGTATTATCAGTACTATCATACTGAACTAATACTAATGCTGTTTTTACTAATCTTACAGTGCTATCAAGATTCTGGAAGAATTCAATATAATTAGCAGCTTCTAATTCGCTCATTAAGGCGTGTGTTAAGCTTTCTGTTTCAGCAGTAATAACTGGTGGATTATCTTTAAATAATTTACCTGATTTTTCAACAATCATATTAGTCAAATTTCTAAAACGTGGTATAATACCTCTTTCACGCCAGTTTTTACGTCCTCGTTGATTATCAGATAACAATTTTTCCATTGCTTCTTCTTGATCACCATCATAATAGCAAAGTGCTTTTTCAACATTTTCAGCATCATTGCTATCCATTGATTCGACCCACTGTTGCAATGTAAAGCCAAGAATTTTAATTTCTTCCATTTTTATTCCTTTTAGATTATTTATCAAAACTGACGTATCGATGAACGCCCTGTTATTGGATATAAATAATGAATCACATAACCCAATGAATCAATTTGGTGATCAAGACCAGTACTTTTATCTGGTACGCCATTATTATATCCTTGCTGCTCTAATGATTTTGTTAATAATTTACAAACACTAGTATTCACATAACAATGTATTTCATTTTTTGCATTTCTAAATCTTGCATTAACAGAGGCAACTCTATCTTTAATATATGGGTTCTTTGAATTATATTTAACTTCAAACCCCGCTTTTTTTAATAAAGCAATATCAGAAAAACTAGCACTTGTATGACGTTGATTACCAGCAGCATCTGGATAAATTATTATCTGTCTATTTGGATATCGTTCTTTTATTTTAATAATCATATCTTCTGTATTTCTAGTACCTGATATTTCATCAATGACATATATTATATTATTTTTAATTTGACAAATAGATGCAGCTCCATTATCCACGTTAAAATCCATTCCAATATGTAGAATATGTGTTCTAGAATCTGTTTCTTTTGTATCATGAATTTTTCTATCAAATGCATAATATACTTGTCCCCTGACTAAATTAATAAAATGACCATTTAAATATGCTTCTAATTGTTGTTCTGAATGTGTGTTACGTAAATTTTCTATATAAGAATCATCAATAAATGGATTATCATAAGTAGATGCTCTAATTAACTTTCTATCAGGTCCTGCATTTTCAACAAAGAATTCATATAAGAAATTAAAACCTTCTGGTGTACTAGTGGCTATTCCTTGCATTTGTTTACCTCGTGTTAAACGAGATGTAAACATATTCCAAGCGGCTGCTGCAGTTTCTTTATTTAATAAATCAATTTCATCAATTATAAAAGCACTTGCACTAATACCTGCAACTCTGGTATAATTTTCAGCACTTAATAACCAAATGCGTTTTTGAATTCCATTAATCCATATGTTATAATAACCATCTGATTTATTCAGTTCAAACTTTAGATTTAATTTATATAAAAGTTCATCCATACATGGGATTAATACTCGTTTAATCATACCATGAGTTGGTTCTGCCATAATAACTGGCAATTCATTAACAGATATTAACTGAATGGCTTTAATACATGCAGTTACAGTTTTACCGGCACGTTCGATAGCCGCCAACAAGAGCTAAAAAACGTGTATTGGTATCTTCAAATAATTCATACTGATGAGTTAATAATTCTAGGTTAACGGCCATTTATTTAACCTCCCTGGTCTTTGGTGATTTTCCCTTAATATATCCAAT